CGCGCAGATGTTCCTTCAGCTGTCGCCCGAAATGCAGCGGACGATCATCGTGGTCGCTGGCGTGGGCGCAGCGCTGGGACCGGTGCTGATCGGTCTGGGCGCGCTGGTGCAAATCGGGGCGCCGACGATCGCGATGTTTGTCGAGATGGCCCGGGCGGGGGGCGGGCTGCCGCTCGTGTTCGGCAAAGTCGCACTGGCGGCAACCGGCGCCGGGTTGGCGATCGAGGCGCTTGGTCTCACATTCGGCCAAACCATGGCTGCCCTGCAAGGGCTGATTGGCGGATACGCGGTTTATCGCGGTGCGCTGTTCGCCCTGACCAATGCGAGCCGCGCATTTGCCGCGGTGCAAATCGCAGTAGAGGCCGCACTGTGGTCGACGGTGCGGGGCGCGGCGGGCGCTACCTCCGCTAAGGTCGCGTTGAGCGGTATTGTCACGACGCTGACCGGCGGCCTTCGAGCCATGACCGCCGCGTTGCTGGCCAATCCATTCACGGCGGCGGCGGCGGCGGTCGGGGTGCTGGCAGGCGCGATGTTCACGCTTGCCGAGCGGCAGCGACAGGCGCGGGCGGAGACAGACAATCTTACCCGCTCGCTCAAAGCGCTCGCGGCGGCGCGCTCGGAGGAGTTTGGTGCGAAGCGAGCCGAACTGCAGGTCCAGCTCGATCAGGCACGGGACGAACTTACGCGCCTGGAGATCGAACGTGACCGCGCTGGGCGCGGGGCGACGTTCATGGGGCCTTCGAGACGTTCCCTCAATGGGAGGATCACGGAGCAGGCTCGCGTTGTCCTTGGTCTCGCAAACGATCTGGAGCTTGCCGATCGCGCTTACAAGAAGGCAGGTGAAGCCGCAGAGGCCATGCAGGTACCGGTCGCCCAAACGGGCGCTGCTGCTGCTGCGGCGGGCGGCAAGATCAAGGATCTGGGCAAGGCCGCCGCCGAAGCCTCCGACCCGCTGCGCGATCTGATCGAAAAGCTCTACCCCGAAAGCACGACGCGCGGGCAGATGGCGGAGCTCGCGTTTCTCGATCGCAGCGTGGCGCGCCTCGAAGAGATCGGGATCAGCCTCGCGGAAGCGCGGCGCCGCGTGCTCGGCATTGCCGGAGACGCGAAGATTTCGCAGGGCCTGTTTCTCGACAAGCCGCTCGACGAGGTCGCAAAGGTCGAAAAGGCCGGCGAGGACATGGAGGCGCTGATCCGGCGGGCCGCCGAGCGGAGCGGCAAGCAACCGGTCGAGCTGCTCGGCATGTCGCTAGTCAACCTGCGAAAGCTCGCGGAGACCCAGACAGTCCAGATCGCCGAGAGCTTCCGCGACATGGCCGACAAGTCGATCCAGGCGATCGACCGGATGGCGAGTGCGATCCAGGGCGGCGGCTTCCTCGATATCCTCGGCAGCGCGGTCAACCTGTTCCTGCAGCTCGGCTCGACCGGGCTGTTCGGCAGCAAGCTCGCGGCGAACATCAACGCGCCGCGGATCCCGGGCAACGCCAACGGCACCGCCTTCCACCCCGGGGGGCTGATGATGGTGGGCGAACGCGGTCCCGAGGTGCTGCAGGTGCCGCGCGGCGGCCGGGTCATCCCCAATCACGAACTGCGCGCAGCGGGCGAGCAGGCGATCCGCATTATCCTCGACGAGCGCACCGACATCGTTTCCGCTCGGATCGACGGGCGCATCGGCGCTGCCTCGGGCGCGCTCGCCGAGGGCGGCGCACGACTTGCGCAGGCGCGGATCGCCCGGCGGCAGACGCGGCGCATCGGCTGATGATCGAGTTGCCCGCGCACCCGGCCCCCAACAGGGCCGAGCACGAACCGCTCGACTATGGCATAACCCTGCGTGGCGCGCTGGGGGCAGGCAGCCTCAGGGTAAACCGACCGGGTAGCCGCTTCCGGGCAGTGGTAAGCTTTGCGCCAATGGAGCCTCAGGTCGCCGATGTTTTCATCGCCCGCCTGATTGCCGCCCGGGACGAGGGTCTACGCATTCCGTATCCGCAGCGACGCCGCGCCCGGGGCAATCCGGGCAGCCCGGTGGTCGATGGGACGAACCCGCAGGGCAAGCTGCTGCCACTGCGCGGCGCGACGCCGGGGCACGTGTTCCGCGAAGGGGGCTGGATCAGCATCGAGGATGCGACCGGGCAGCATTATCTCCACAATATCCGCGGCACAGTGCGGGTGGCGGGCGATGGAACCGCCGAGTTGCCGATCTCACCGGCCTTGCGCGCGCCCTTTGCGGACGGGGCTGCCATCCACGCCGGCCGCCCGAAGATCGAAGGACTGGTTGAGTCGATCTCATACCCCGAGACCGCCGATGGCCTGATCCAGCTGAGCTTCACGATCGAGGAAGCCGCCTGATGGAACGCATCGGCCTGACCGGGCTGCTCAAGATCGAGCTGCCCGAACACACCGTGTTGCTCTGCGACGGCGGCTTCAAGATCTGGAACGGCGATACCTTTCGCGGCCGCGATCCGGTGTTCGGCGTGATCGCCAGCGTCGAGGGCCTCGAGGAAGGCGTGGGCGACGAGATCCCGGCGCTGGAGCTTGAACTTGCTCCGCCGACGGACTCCGCGCCGGCCGAGCTTTCGCAGCCGGGCTTCCAACGCTCGAGCGTGCAGTTCTGGGTCGCCGAGTTCGATCCCGATACCGACCAGATCATCGGCACACCGCAGCTCGAGTTCCTTGGTCAGATCGACCAGACCTCTCTGCGCGTCGGCCGCGCCGAGAGAACGCTGGCGACAACGATCGTGTCGACCGGCGAGCGCGCCTTCGCGCGCAACATCGGTAACAGCCTCTCGCCGGCCTTTCACAAGAAGCTGTTTCCGGGCGAGCTCGGTCACGACAATGCGAGCGGGCTGAAGGTCGGCACCGCGTGGGGTGTTGAAAGCCCGCCGCGCGCGACCGGTTCGGGTGGTGGCGGTGGCGGGGGAAGCGGCGGCCGAGGCGGCTTTCCGAACGTGAGATTGTCCTGATGAGCCGTGGCCTTCCCGAGCTTGAGCGGCGTCGGCGCGCCACGGCGAAGACGCTGGCGCATTACGGCGAGCGCTCCTTCGACTGGCGGCGTCAGGCCACGTGCCTGCACATGTTCCGGTTCCATGGGCAGGCGATGGGACATCGCTTCCCGCGCATCCCGCCGATCCGCAGCGAGCTGCGTGCCCTCAAGGAACTGAGGGCGCGCGGGCACGACAACGTCATCGCGCTGATCGACAGCCTGCTGCCGCGGATCGCCCCGGCCGAGATGAGGCTCGGCGACGTGGCGGCGCTGCCCGGCGACGGCAGCGCGTTCGATGCGCTGCTGATCAACGTCGCGCCGCGGAAGTTCGCGGGCTGGCACCCGGACAAGTTCACGATGGCGGTGATGGACATCGAGCTCGGCGCGGTCACCGCGGCCTGGAGACTGTAGCGATGGCCAAGGTGTTGCGTACAGTCGCCATCGTCGCCGGCGCAGTGGCGCTGGTCGCGACCGGGATCGGCGTGGCAGTCGGAACGGGTACGTTTCTCGGTGTCGCTGGTTCGACCTTCAGCACGGTCGGGACGATCGCCGGCGTCGTCGCCGGGGTCGCCGGGATCGGAGCGCGGCTGCTGACCAAGCCGCCGCCGGCGCGAGGCAGCGTCACCGAGACGATCATCGAGGTCGATGCACCGAGCCCCTACTGCATGGGCGAAGGCTATTTCGCCGGCGTGATGCGCCACCGGGTCGGTTATGGCGCGACGCTCAAGAAGGTGCGCAATCCCTACCTGCTCGAGGTCATGGCGCTTTGCGTTGCCGGGCCGATCGAGGGGCCGATCATACCGCAGGTCGACTTCGGCCCGGTGCCGAGCTGGTACGACGGGTTCCTCGAGACCGACACGCGGCTCGGCCTGCGGCCGGATACTGCGCTCGTCCCGCCGTTCGATCCCGCCGCGCCGGGCTGGGGCAGTAACCACAAGCTGTCCTCGACGGCTGCGATCGCCTGGGGGCACAAGTTCGACAAGGAGGGCGAACGCTTCGCCTCCGGCCTGCCAACGCGCGGCTGCCTCGCCAAATGGGTCAAGGTCTACGATCCCCGACAGGACAGCACCCGCCCGGGCGGTTCGGGACCGTGCCGGCTTGGTGACGAGACGACCTATGTCTGGGACGGTCCTCCGGGCTCTGCGGTTCCGGCCGGCGAGAACCCGGCGCTGCACGCCGGCACCTATGCTTACGGCCGCTTCGTCAATGGCCATCGGGTCATGGGCGTGGGCCTGCCCGAGGAGGGCATCGACTGGGAGGCGGTCGCCGCCTGGGCAAACGACTGCGAAGCCAACAGCTGGCGGATGTTCGGGGTCGTATTCGAAGGCGTCGGCGACGATGACCGGATCCGCTGGGGCAACCTGCGCGACATCTGCATCGCCGGCGGCGGCGAGCCACTGTGGGTCGGCGCCCGGCTGCACTTCCATTGGCAGCGTCCGCGCGTGCCGCTCGACACGATCACCGAGGAGGATCTCGCCGACGGCCTGCAGGAAGTGACCGCTATGCAGAGCTGGCGGGACCGGCTCAACATCGTCGATCCGCAGTTCCTGTCGCCGGCGCACAACTGGTCGCTGCAATCGGCCGGCGCAGTCGAGGTCGCCAGCTACCTGGCCGAGGACGGCGAGGAACGGGCCGAGAAGATCCCCTTCAACTTCGTGAAGGATGCCGACCAGGCCGCGCAGCTGGGGGCCTACTGGGTCACCAACAGCCGTGAACTGACCCCGATCACGCTGGTCGTGAAGCCCCGGCTCCGGGCCTACCGCCCCGGTGAGTGTCTCGCGCTCGACCTGCCCCAGCTCGGGCTTGATCACGACGCGGTGATCCTGCGCCGGATGTTCGATCCTGCCAGTGCGACGATCACGTTGACGCTCGTTACCGAGACCGCGGCCAAGCATGCCTTCGCGCTGGGAAGGACCGGCACACCGCCGCCAACCCCCGCGCTCGGCCAGACCGCCGAGGAGCGCGACAGGCTGGCGGCCGGCGCGCTCAACCCTGCCGGCTTCTCGACGGTCGAGATCTCGGGCAGCTACACGGTCGGGCTGGCCGGGAACATTACACAATCGCCGAACGGCGACGGGACCGTCGACGTGACAATCCCGGATCACAGCCGGGTCTACACCAGCGGGCGTACGGTAAGCGTCACCGGCGCGGTGCTGGTGCTGCCGGAAAGCAGCTCGCAGCTGATCTACTACGACGACGAGGAACGAGCGGGCGGTGGCGTGAGCTACCAGACGACAACCGTCGCTGCTGACGCCTACTTCTCGCAGGCCAATCCGGATCGCCATTACATCGCCTTCGTGACGACCGTCGACGCCGGCGGAGCGGGTGGCGACAGCGGCGGTTCCTCTCCGCCCGGCGGCGGCGGGTGGAGCGGCGATCCGGGTACCGAAATTCCCTGACCAAGCGAATCCGGAGAATATTGAAAATGAGCATCCCGCCGCAATTTCCCGAGTGGCTGCGTCAGCTGGCCAATGATGGCCGAGGGGGCACCAACGCCGAGATGCCCTCCATCTCGCGCGGGCGGGCCTATTTTGCGACCGTAAGCCTCGGCGAGCACCCGACGCTCGGGGATTACACGTCGGGCAGCTTCGCGATGGTGGCGCGGCTT